AAGAAACATTTGAAACTGCAAAGGGTAATATTATCTAATGGCAACTTTTGTACTACCAAATACCTTGACAGAAAACGATCTGGTGGAGTTTGATCTCTTTACAAACAAAGATTCAACCCTGACAGATACAAAATTGGTATTGACAGATTTAGAGGCAAGTGCTAGTATTATTAGTTACATCTTAAAACAAAAGTCATGGCAAGCATACACCACTTATGTAGGTACAACACCTGTTATAGGGTATGGACTAAGTTCAGGATCTGACAGCAACGGACTTACTGAGGCAGAAGCATACAGTTATTTTATCCAAGATTTAAAAGTAAAAGAACGTGCATTTAAAAAACTTTTGCCACTGGCAAATATCAGTCAAACAAATTATGATGCATTGTTGAGTTTATATTATTTTACAGGTGATATTTCCTCAACAGGCACACCTGCTAGAAAGTTTAAAATCAATAACTACATTGTCAACGATCAATGGCAGTGGGTAGCCACAGCATTAGTATTAAGTGGAAATCAAAGAAATATACGTCAGGGAGAAGCAAAGATTATGATGCTTGCTGACTATGGATCAAGTAAATCAAGAGAAACTATAAAAGCACAAGGACTACAAGATATTAGAACTGTATATCCAGATGGATTTGATTCAGTTAAATCATTAAACCAGGCAGAATATGTTTACTATCTGGAAACAAACAGATTTTTACCCAAAATGACACAGTCTAGAAAGAGACAAATTGTTAATCTTGCATCACGTAATCAATGAGAATAAACAATGAGTGTGTTACTGCTTAATGCTGACGCACAGCCACTGAGCTTGATTCCACTGAGCACAATCAGTTGGCAAAATGCAGTCAAGGCATACTTTGCTGATAAGATCAAGATTGTAAAAAGCTATGATGATAGACTATTGCGCAGTGCTAATTTTGAAATGCCAATGCCTAGCGTTGTAATGCTGAATAAGTATCACAAATTGCCAAACAAAGCAAAATTCACCAGACGAAATATGTTCATTAGAGATCATTTTACTTGTCAATACTGCGGAACACGGCACCGGCAATTGGACTTGACTATAGACCATGTTGTTCCCAGAAGCCACGGCGGTAGAACTACATGGACAAACTGTACTACAGCTTGTAGACCCTGCAACGTGGCAAAATCCAACAAAATTAATATAACTCCAGAAATCCAACCCTTCCAACCATCATATTATGAAATAAATCACAAATCAGCATTGTTTACATTGCGCATACCTGACGCATCCTGGCGTGATTTTCTGGCATGGCCGGAAGATCTTGTGGATGTTGACAAAAGTTTGATAATATCAGCCTAATACAAAAACCACTGGTATTTTTCAGCTAAATATTAGTATGAAAAAGATAATCGGATATACCACGCAAGGTGCAACTAAATCAGCTATTCAGATGTCTGGACTAGCTCAAGCCAAGATGGATTTAAACAATCACTTTAAAATCCGCAAAGGCGAAAAGTGGAGCCAGCCAAACTTTGGTAGTATGTTGCCTTATTATGTGTTTCAACCACTGGATGAGAACACTATAGAACTGATTGAACAAGATGTTTTGGAAGTAGTTAACTATGATCCTAGATTTAGTTTAATGTCCAAAAATGTTAGAGTTGACCAGGATGAAAGTTCAATTTCAGTTAGTATACAACTGCTATATTTGCCTACTACGACAGAGACAGTATTACAGTTGAAGTTCGATAGAGAATTTGCGGAAAAAGAGTTTTAATAATGGCACAACAAGTTAGACAAAGCAGGTTATTTGCGGCAGAGGATTATACAGCAGTATATGAATCCTATGTAAACGCAAACTTCCAAGCATATGATTTTGATACTATTCGTACCTCAATGATTGAGTATATTAGTAATAACTATCCTGAAAGCTATAATGATTGGGTAGAGAGCGCAGAATTTGTGGCACTCCTCGATGTTATTGCACAATTTGGTCATAACATTGCTTTCCGTGTAGACTTAAACAGCCGCAACAACTTCTTGAGCACAGCAGAAAGACAAGACAGTGTTTTTAAACTTGCTGAGTTCTTGGGATACAGACCACGCAGAAATGTTACACCTTTTGGTTTATTAAAAGTCACCAGTATCAAGACAAATGAAAATGTTATTGGTGCAAGTGGTACAACATTGGGCGGAAAAGAAATCCGCTATGAAAATACAACCACTGCTGATAACCTGGATAACTTTACCACTGTGATGAACGCATTGTTTGCTCAAAGCAATCAGTTTGGAAGCCCACGCAGACAGATTACAGAAAATAATGTAATTGTACAATACTATAACACCAACAATACTGCTGACCAGATTGTTTTTACATTCTCAGGTTTAGCACAAGGCAGTAACGCACAGTTTAATGCCGTTGGTTTAGATTATAATATTGTACAAAAGACAATGATTGAAAATACTCCTGATCCACAAGGAGCATTTACTATTCAATATAAAAATGATGGACAAAGTATCAGCAGTAATAACACAGGATTCTTTGTTGGATTTAAACAAGGACAATTAAAATTTAAAGATTTTACTATTGCTGAACCACTGAGTGGTATGAGTTTGGATATTGATGAAAACAATATCAACAGTACAGATGTATGGGTGCAAACAGTAAACTCAGATGGATCAATCAGCAAAGCATGGACTAAAATAGATAATGCATATGGACATAGTGCAAACTATAATTTTATTGCTCAGGGAATAAGAGATGTTTTCTCCGTTAAAACAAGAGAAGACAACAAAATCAGCATACAATTTCCAGACACAAGTTTTGGTAACCTTCCCAAGGGTATTATCCGTGTGTGGTATCGCTCAAGCGAAAACCAAACATATGTTTTACGTCCTGATGATATTGGTACAAAGCGCATCAATATCAACTACACTGGAGCAGATGGCAATACCTATACTGCGGTATTGGCTGTACAGCTAAAAGAGAGTGTAACAAACGCTAGTAGCAGTGAGAGTTTGGACAATATCAAAACAAATGCGCCACGCATTTATGCAAGCCAGGACCGCATGATCACGGCGGATGATTACAACAGTTATCTGTATACACAAAGCGACAATATTAGAAAAATTAAAAGTGTTAATAGAACACACAGTGGACACAGTCGTTACATTACACTGGGAGATCCAACTGGTGCATACACAAATCTAAACTTGTTTGCAACAGATGGCAAAGCAACCAAAGCAGTGAGATCCAAGACAAAGTATGCAACAGACATTTCGCCAAGCACAGTATTTGATCAAATAATCAAAGGTATTATCCAGGATGATGAAGTAATTAATCTTTATTACAGTGAATACAAAGAAACATTTGATGATATAGTAACAGGCACTTACCTTACTGATACACAATATCCATTTAAATGGCAGAGAACAGGTACCACTAATAGTGGATACATTATTGACAAATCACAAGTAATCAAGCGTGCGGGCGAAACACAAAGCAATTACTTGCAGTATCTCAGAGTTGGTGCGCTGATTAAGTTCCAGGATGCTGATGAAAGTGGTACTCTTTTGGGCACCTATACTTGGGCAAAGGTAAGTAAAATATTTGCAAGCGGTTTGGGTATTGATGATTCATCAGGTAATCCAACTGGCTTAACATCAGATAGAAATTACGGAGCAATTAGTTTAGATGCCACTATTGCCAATAACAGTAAACTTGAATTGATTATTCCAGCATATGCTAGACAGTTTAGTGCTATTGAACGTACAAACATTATTGAATATTTAAAATCCAATCAGACATTTGCACTAAAATATGATTTTAAAAATATTGGGTGGGATATTATTGATAAAGATCCTCTGCCATCAACTGCAAATAGTACATACCCTTATCCGTTTGCATACAACCCAACAGCAGTTAATATACCAGATAACAACTGGATTATACATGTTTCTTATGACACAACAAACTCAACTGACAAATGGGATATTACAACCAGAACAGTGCGCTATACCTTGGAGAGTGATCAGATTGACTTTAGTAACATTACCAATGAATTTTTATTAAATGAAGAATCCTCTAAAAAGGAAAGAGATAGAATTAAACTGCAAGATATCACTCGTACTGGATTGCCAACAGCCGACTTTTATATCTACGGATATGAATTTGGTACACAAGGAGATCAGAGTGGAATCTACAATCAAAATAAAATTATCCTAAGTATGGTTGACAACAACAATGATGACAGACCGGATAATCCCGACAGCTTTAATGATATTACACTAGAGCTTGCTGGTAGTTTTGTGGTTGGTACAACTTATGTTATTGCAACTGTAGGCAACACTGACTTTACACTGGTAGGCGCAATTAACAATGATATAGGTACAGTATTTACAGCCACTGGTCCAGGCACCGGCACAGGTACTGCTTATGGATACACACAAAGCGGATTGCGTTTTGAGTGGACACACGTTCCTGCAGATAACGAAATAGTTGATCCTAGCTTTACAAACCTAGTGGATGTTTTTGTGCTAACACGTTATTACGATACATCTTACAGAAACTGGCTCAAGGATACCAGAGGCGATTTGGTAAAACCAGTTCCTCCTACAATTGACGAATTAAAACAATCATTTAGTCAACAGAATGACAAAAAAGCAATGAGTGATAGTATTGTTTACAGACCAGTAAATTACAAAGTATTATTTGGTCCCAAAGCAGATGCAGAATTGCAAGCAAAATTTAGAATTATCAAAGTACCAGGTACTAGATTTACTGACAATGAAATTAAAGACAAAGTAGTAGAACAGATTGGCAAATTCTTTGACATTGATAACTGGGATTTTGGTGAAACATTTTATTTTACTGAACTAGCAGCATTTGTACACAAAGAACTGGCTGGCGTTATCAGCAGTTTTGTTATTGTACCGCTATTGTCAAGTAGCGTATTTGGTGATCTTTTCCAGATTACACCAATGGGTGACGAATTGTTGATTCCTGATGTGTCAGCAACAGATATTGATATTATCGATAATATCACACAAATTAATATTAGAGCAGCTTAAGGTTTAGAGATGTCAGATTATGAAGCCAAAAAACCGGTGAAAACCAATAACAAAAAAAGAGCCGGAAATTATAAAACAAATAATATCAAGTCGGTAGATTACATTCCATCAGTTTTTAATACTCCACTAAACAACAAGTGGTTGGATGCAACCCTGGATCAAATGATTTCCAAAGGTGCTCTTGAAGATGTTGATGCATTTGTTGGCAGTCGAAGCGGCAAGCACAGCCAAAGAGGTGATGTTTATCTTGCTGAAGGTGCTCATGAAGATTTAAGAAGAATTACGCAACTGGAGCCTTCATTGGTTACTACCTTGCAAGACGGAACCACCAACAGCATGATTACGCCGGACGACATTGCCAACAGTGTGAGTATTGACTTTGACAACTACAACTATAATGCAGCTTATAATTCACAAAGCTATGGATTTAATCCTCCGATTGATTATGATAAGTTTTTAAACTACAATTCATATTATTGGGCAACAGATTTACCTGTTTATAAATCATTCAATGATGACGGCAACGCAGTATATACAACTGATGTACTAACAGATATTAGTGGAAAGCCGACACATACATTTGTTGATGATGATAACTCTTTTGAGTTAGAAAATGGCATGCTTATAAAATTACAAAGTGGATATGGTGCATTAGACAAAAACACTTACCTGGTTACTGGTGTTGGTTATAATATTAAACTACAATTGCACACCGAATATGATTCAATAACCGATAGATTTAACTTAGTTTGGACTGATGATAGTCCTTATAAAGACACCATTGGTGGTGTATGGGATAGCAATGAAATTGTAACCTGGTCATACAGTCTGGATTTCCAGGGAGATGATCCTCGTGGTTATAAAAGCATACACAGCCTAATCAATGCACACAATGTACAGGTTAATGCAAGCACTGCGCCACCGTTATTGTATTATTATGATGGTGGAGATATGAAAAAATCATATCTGTACAACGGTATGATATTTAAATTGGACAGTGATTGGCCGTCTATGGATCCCATTCCTACTCTTGCAACAGCAATTGTTGCCGGAAGTGTGTACAAGATTACTTCAGTAGGAACAACCGACTTTACATTATTGGGCGCACCATCAAACACTGTGGGTGTTTGGTTTACTGCAACGTCATCATCGGGTTTGGGAAATGGCACAGCAGATGAATATTTACCCACATGGTTAGATCAATTTAAAGTTTATCAAGTTTCAATCAGCAATGCTGGTATTATATCCACCACTGAATTACTTAATGCTAGATACAACAATGTTGTACTTGACGATTATTCAGTTTTACAGTTTGTACCAAGTGGACTAACTGACGATCAACAACTGCTTGTAGATGGTGCCTGGAACAACAATGCCTGGGACACAGGAAATTCTCCCACTTTATCAACAAAAGATTACCATGTTATGGCAACCAGAGACAATGCCGCAACAATATGGAGTAGAGGAAATTACTGGGTACATCATGATACAATAGTTAAATTGGGAACCTTGATCACTAATTATAATCCAGCCAAGAATTTAGTAGACGAAATGCAGGCCAAAAGACCAATTATTGAATTCAGTAGCAATATGCATCTTTGGGATAATATCAGAAGCAGTCAAACCAACTGGTGGGGTCCGATTCAGTGTATTGTTAAAACAAAAGCCGAATCATTGAATATGCAGGCTGGAGCCAAGTTTGCTTTACTAAACGATAGTAAAATATACATCAATTATGCTACAACTGGTGTTGCAGCAACATCAGCCGCAGTAGGAATATATTACGAAATCACAAGCACTGGTACCACTGATTTTACAGTGTTAGGTGCACCTGACAGCAATGTAGGAACTGTATTTGAAGCAACCTACAGCGGCGCTTTGGTTTCTGGAACTACTGGCGTAGTAACCCAGCGTTTTCAACAGTACGCTATTATGGATACTGGAGATACTGCTCTTGTATTAGCGTCTCCAGAATATGTTCAAGGCGGAATAGATTTATACGGCTTTAAAGACATGTATTATGATGGTACTACTTTAAAAATAACACAACCCAAAACAAAAGCCAATCAACCCCCATTGTTTAAAATCTGGGATGATGATGGCATTGAGCTAAAAGATCAAACAAAATATCCAGGTAACACATTTACTGGTAACAAAATATTTGGTTACAAGGTTGGCACAGGATCCAACGATTCAGAAATTGGATTTCCATTAAGTTATAAAGATATCGGAACTCGAGCAGACTACATCTTTGAAGCATTTTTGCACACCTTAAACAGTCCATATAACGCAACAACCAGCACAGGCGGACTAATTGGCGGAAATAGATCAGCAATTGGCTTGTTTAGTTTCCAGATAGGTGAAGATAGAAGACACATCTATACTCCGTCAATGACAAACCTAGGAGCAAAAACAGATGTTAGAGTTGAAGTCACTGACCCAAGTGTGGCATTGACTATTCCAGTGGGATATGACGCATGGCGTAATCATAGTGAATATTGGGTATACAGTACAGGAGCAATTCAGTTTGCTTACAGCATTGCAGAAAAATATGAAAATGGTTTAACTGTTGAAAGACGCAAAGTACATCCCAATATTGTCCTTGTCAAAGGTAATGAAACCAATTTCCATGATCTAATAGGAACACCGTCAACATACACACTTAAAATATATGCTGAAGACAAAACAACAGTTCTTGGTCCAGCACAAGGTGTAGTTTATCATGATGAAAATGGAGACGGATTTAATGAAACATTATCCTTTACACCTGCAGATAACGGGATATATTATTATGGATACTCAACATCAGCAAACCATACACTGTCTAGAATTATTGTAATTGATAGTATTGATCAGAAATTTCATGAATTGTTTATTGACGGCAAGTGGATTTTACCAAATGCATACACCATTAATGCCAGTAATATTATCGTACCAGCTGATCTTCTTTCCAATGATTCAATTGTTAATTTAGAATATTACAGTAATACTCAAACACCAATTGCAAGTACAGCAAAAGCCAATGTGGAAACACTAACACACAATGCAACAAACAAGATTCTCAAAGAGTTAACAATTACTGAAACTCTGGATCACTGGAAAAGCAAAGTTCGTGCATCTATTGGATTCAATGGATTAAGTTATGGAA